TTCGACAGTCTTAGCACCTACGTTTAATGGCTCGTCATCGGCTACTGATGTAGACGCAAGGTCATGGAAGGCAGCAATACTAATACCAATTATATCAACAGGGGCAGTCCACACATTTTGAGATGGACTATTATCCCAGATGTCTGTTCCTGTAATAGCTGTATCGACAGCATCAGGTGCGTAACCGTACTTATTAACTGCTAACTGTCCTGTGACATTACCTAAAGCTACGTCTAAGCTTGAGTCACCAACAGGTAATGGATTACTCTCATCATAAGGGAGTCCATCTGTACCTAATATAACAACAGGTCTCACACCTGTCATCTGGTCTTTAACTGGCATTTAAGACTCCTGAACAGGTGGCTGTCCTTGAGGAGCTTGCTGTGCCTGTGCTTGCTGTTGCTTTGCCTTAGCTGCTTCTGACTTCTTCATGTCAAGGTCTAAGCGAGTTTGAATACCTGATAGTATTGTTTGATACTCATTCATATTCTTACCTGCCTCTTCAGACTCAGCCTTAGCTAAGTTCAAGATAGCCTCTGTCTCTGTCTTGAGGGTCTCACCTTCAAGTTTCTGTGCATCCATCTCAATACGTAACAGCTCTGCTCTTGCTCTTGCCATAGATATTTTAATCTCAGCTTGACGAGCTTGCATCTCTGCTTGTTGTACTGGGTCAGGTTGTGGGTTCATAGACTTCTCTAAGTTCTGGTCTATGAGCTTATCGTAAGCTTCTCTGTTCCTTATACTACTGTTCTGATATACACCCTTAAGGAGCATCCAGTAAGCAGGAGAGTCCTGAGAAGTAGTCTTAAGCATGTTAGCTAGTTGAGTAGTCTCCCATTCCTTAGCTATAATACCTTGACTAGTTACTACAGTGAATGTAGGTTTCTCTATCTGAGGATACTTCTCTGGTGCAAACTGCATATAACGCCATGCAAACTTATGAACCATAGGACTAATGATAGACCTTTCAAAGTTCTTAAGAGTACGTCTGCTACGTTTGATAACACCACTAACTGCAATGCCCATAGCACCTGTCTTAGCGTTGTTAGCAGACATAGCGTTGTCATCGAATGCGCCTGTTGCTTTAACTAGTTGTCGTTCTAACTCACCTGACTGACGGAACGTATCTGTCCCAAGAGTACCGAAGTTAATAGGCATCAAGATGTCTTTAGGATTACCATTAGTAAGAATAGAACGTCCTGCTCTTACTTTAGTATCACTACCACGAGGCATACTGTTAGCATCAATAGCCATCATAGGATGAACAGATAGTGCCATAGCATCTATACGTCCACGTTCTTCACTATCAAGAGCCATCTGACTGTTGTATCCTTTCTCTGCTACACCACGACCCCAGAACTTAGAGGCTATAGTGTCGAATTGGAAGGCAATGAAGTTTCTATCTTGTAATGTATTTGGATTACTGATAGCTCTAAGTACTTGGGCATCCTCTGTAAGTGTGATGATAGCTTCTGTAAGCTCATCTTCTTCAGGATTTACTTCCTCTAACTCATCAGCATCTTCACCTAATACTTCTTTAGCAAGGAGTCCCACAGGTACTAGACCATGATACTCATATATCTTACAATCATTCTGAGAGAAACCCTTAGTCTCTAGTACAGTGGACTCTATTGTTTCTTCTCCATGATAGGCAGATACATCTACGTCCTCATATATACCATCACTAATACGTTGTTTAACTAAATGTAGAGGTACAATAGTAATGTGACCCATACCTAGTGCATCACTTATATTCCTCGAAGCACTATCAATAACAAATTCTCTTGGACTTACTGGGACTAATCTAACTACTACCTCTTCTTCCCCAGTAGCTGCAACCTCTACTACCTCAGCTAAACCATTAACAGGCTTAGTGGTTAAGTACTTGTTCTTAGTTACTTCAACAATTATCTTACCAATGCCAGTACCATATACAGCACCATTAAGGATTATCTCACTTATAGATGAGTGTATATCTGACTGCATCATGTCATTGAATAGCATATCACGTAACATGGTCATAGACTCTCGGTCTTCATCACGTACGTCAGCATCAATGTCAAAGAACTTACCAGTACTAAAGACTACTTCTTCTACCTCAGCAACAACAGACTCAATAGCTTGTGACAATGCTGGACTTATGTAGCGTGAACGCTCTGATGTACGGCTTCTGTCCGAGGAAGACCAGATACCACGCATGAGACGCTCGTATTGCTCCCAACGCTTGCGATAGTTAGTGTCCCTTACGTCTTCCCAGTCCGATAACTTGGTATGACACCATGAGCCTAAGCTTGATTGAGACTTAACGTCTTCCTTATCTGTCTCTGGCATGTCTACTATTGAGCTTATTGGCATATCTATATCCTGTATGTATTGCTCTTAGCTAGATTAGCCTCAGCACTGATTACTTGCAAGTTTAATGGTACATGTAGTCCTGAGACTAACTCACCTTGTAGTGGAATACGATGGTCAACGTGATGTACTACACCTGTTAGTTCCTCTATCCTCTTTGCAGTTGCATAGAACTGCGCTATCTTATCTGTATCTGACCATACAGGAGTACGTTGTAGCTTAGATGCTCTGCGTTTAGCAGTGTATGAATTAATTTTGTCTTTATTGTTCTTAGCCCAAGCTTTTTCATATTCCTTCTTTTTGTCTTTATTATTCTCATTCCAAGTCTTTACATAAGCATTCTGTTTATCTCTATTGTTATCTATCCAAGCTTTTGACTGAGCTAGATACTTATCTCTATTAGCTAGATAGTGCTTACGTCTGTACTCTTTCTGCTGTTCTTTAGTATAAGCCATTATTCTGTCTCCCAGTATACCGAATCCCAGTCCTCGTCATCTTGTGTGATGGAAGACATAGCGTACGGAGTCTTAGCTAACTGGTCTATGTAGCTCATAGAGTCTATTAAGTCATCATGAGCCAAAGGATTAGGGAAGTCACCCATTTGTTGCTCTACATCACCTATCCATTCAGCACCTTCCTTAAAGAAGATACGTCCGTTCTCCAATCTACCCTGCAATGACCACGTTATCCTGTCTGTCTTAGCTTTACCACCATGTTTAAGTGGCTCTACCTTAAAGTATACACCTAATCTCTTCATTTGGTCAGACAAGTAGGGCATTATAGCGTTCTTAAGAGCACCTTGCTCTACACCTACCTGTGCTGGCTGGTACATTTGTACCTGTCTTACTATCTTAAGGCTAGTTTTACGTATGTCCCACCTACCGTGAGTAACATCGTCTATAAACCAACCAGCAGGAGACACCTCAGCACTTACTATAGCTGTCTCATCGAGTCTTTTGAACTTACTGTTGCTCTTACTATCACCATAACCAGCAGGGTCTACACATACTACACGTGTACCCACCTCTGGTGGCTCAGGTAAGAAGATAATGTCTCTAGGTCTTAGGACTCCTCCACCACCAGAAGCAAAGGAAGCCTCAAACTCTTGCTTGAAGTTCTCTTTAGTCATTGTCTGACTAGCTTCTACTAACTCATCCTCACTGATGATGGGATTATCTATACTCTTATAAGAGAAAGACTCCCAGTCAGTGAACTTCTCATTGAGTCCTTGTAGGTGTACATCGTAAAAGTGATTCTTTCCAGCAGGAGTCCCAATAAATAATGCTCTACCTTTCGTATCAGCCAAGGCAGGACGTATGATGGTGTCCCATACCTCAGGTTTCATACTGGCAAATTCATCGAGTACGACAAATCCAACAGCAGACCCACGAAGAGTATCAGGTTTATCTGACCCCTTGAGCTTTATCTTCCTACCATTGATTAGCTGTACAGTGGTACTATTTTCCCACCTCTTTACTATGACATCTCTACCTAAGTCATTGAGCATGTCCCACATGATGTCCTTAGCTTGACCATATGTCGGAGCTATATACCACACTTCATGCAATAGCTTAGACCTACCATCTTCCATCTCATCAGTTAGTCCCTCTAATAGAAGTTCTATAGCTGAGAGGAATGTCTTACCAAACCGTCTACCTGCTGATACTACTCTAAAGCGAGACTTGGACTTGTAGACTTCCATCTGACCTGTATGCAGGTTGAAGTTGAGGTTCATATGACTCCTTGGGGACACCTGTGGTGTTTAGCCCATTGATAATTTATACCCTGTTGTGTACAGGGAGGTCTAAGTACTTACTTAAACCTAAATAATGATGGGACTCTAGGGACATCAAGTGTCCCAGACTGTCCCAATGAGTCCTAAGCCTTACCTGTATTACTAGAACCTTTTGCTGAAGGTGTTGGAGATACTGAAGCTTTATGTAACTTTGGAGTAGCTGTGCCAGATGTTACTTCTTTACCACGTTTAACACCAGCTAGGTTAGGGTTAGTACCCTCTGTTTGATGATTCATTCTATGTCCTCTTCTATTGTTGTGTAGTCACCATCCATTACATCATTGCTCTGGATGTCTATTGTTTGATTCTCAAGAGAACCTATTGTAATGGAGATACCTCCACTAAATTTATGCTTACTCTTATCATCAGACTCTGCATGTACTGTAGGGATTACCCTATCTAGTATGAGCTTCTGAGAAGTCCTACATCCATCTACTGCCTGTTCAGCTACTACATTAAGTATCTGCTTGAACTTGGTTTCTAGTAGGTCATCGAAGTTACCCCTAAGGGCTTCTTTAAGAAGAGTGGCTTTATTCTTAGAGCCTTTCATCCTACCACCTCTACCTTTCTTTACTATACCTTTGGACTCATTGAGTCCTTGGTTGTCCCCAACTTGCACTGAAGGTAAGGAGTCTACATCAATATCTGTCATCTTGTGTCCTTTATTACCGTACAGTTATATCTATACATTATACCAATACAGGTAT